TTTAGATATTGGGTAAATTACTTCTTAGAGAGATCAGGCAACATAGAATTAGGTTCACCAAACTTTAGAGGCGTTGATGTTAAGAGTGGCGCAGGTATGTTTGGCGGAATATTAAACAAATTACCACCAGAATTAAGACGTGCTGGTGTTGATGTATTACAAGGACTAAAAAGACGTATACCAATCGGTGGTATTACAGGCGGTAGAGTATTTCCACCGTTTGGTAATTTTCCACCACTTAATTTATAATAAAAGGAGATAATTATGGCTTTGCCAAAAATTGAAGTGCCAACATATGAGTTGACATTACCATCAGAAGATAAGAAAATAAAATATAGACCATTTCTTGTAAGAGAAGAAAAGATATTATATATCGCAATGGAAACAGGTCAAAATAAAGAGATGATAAATGCTCTTAAAGATGTAGTAGGAGCTTGTACATTTGACGTATTGAATGTAGATAGACTACCTATATTTGATATAGAATATTTATTTTTACAAATACGAGCTAAATCTGTATCAGAAATAACTAAGTTCAGAACAATATGTCCTGATGACGGTAAAACTTATGTTGAAACGGAAGTTGATTTAACTAAAGTTGAAGTTCAGGTTGATGATGCACATACAAATAGAATAATTTTAGATACACAAAGAAATCTAGGTTTAGTGTTAAAATACCCTACACTTAAAAATTATGATATTGGTAGAGGTTTAGATAATATAGAGATAGACAAAGTATTTAATATATTAATTGATTGTATTGACCATGTTTTTGAAGTAGATAAAATATATCCTGCTAAAGATACATCAAAACAAGAATTAAAAGATTTTATCGAGGGTTTACCACAAGATGCCTTTACTAAAATTAAAACGTTTTTTGATACAATGCCTAAATTGAAACACGAAGTTGAGGTTACAAATCCTAATACGAATGTAACAAGCAAAGTAGTGTTAACAGGTATCGCAGATTTTTTCGGATATGCCTCGCCCACAACACGCTAGAGGCATATTTCGAAACTAATTTTGCGTTGCTGCAACATCATAAATATTCATTAACCGAGATTGAGAATATGATACCTTGGGAACGTGACATTTATGTATCATTATTAGTAGCTTACATTAAAGAAGAACAAGAGAGAAGGAAAAGAAATAGTCAATGAGTACACAGAATAAAGAAACAGGTTTTAATACTAAGTGGAGGCCAGCTATGGGTTGGTTATATCTGGCCGTATGTGCTTTTGATTTTGTTATATTTCCTATACTATGGAATTTCGCTCAAGCGACATATTTAAAGACAGTTGTGTTTACACAATGGAACCCATTAACATTACAAGGTGCTGGTTTCTTTCATATTGCAATGGGTGCTGTATTAGGTGTAACAGCATATGGTAGAACACAAGAAAAGATTGAAGATAAAAAAATAGTAGCAAACAAAATAAAAATTAATTTAGACGAAGAACAAATAGGGTAATAAATGGACGAAATTAAAAAAGACCAATTAAAACCTTACGTTGTATTAGGTACTGGTTCTCTTAATAGAATGGAAAAGTCTTTTGATAAATTAGCAAAACAAAATTCAAAATTTTATAATCAATTAGATAACGTTGAAGATGATGCCGATAAAATAAGACAAAAATTTGAACAATTAACTTCACTTAAACAAGTCAGTGAAAAAAGTGGAAGAGCATTAGGTTCACAAGAAGTGAAAGGTTTAATGGAAACAATTGGTTCTACTGTCACGACTTTAACACAAGATATAGAAAAAACAATAATAAAGTCTATGGGTCCTGTAGATATTCAGTTAAAACAAACTTTAGATTTATTAGCATCACCTAACGAAGATGCACAAGACGAAGCACTTGATAGAATAGAAGATTTACAAAAAGCTTTTGGCACTGATTTTGATAAAATTGCTGAAGCAATGGGTGCTAATACAAAAGATTTAATAGCTGCAAGACGATTTCAAAAAGAACAAAATGACAAGAAATCTCAATTACAAGATAGAATAGTCCAAGAAAGAATACAAGTAAGAGATGAATTAAGAGAAAGAGGTATTAATACAATATTAGATAAAAAAACAAATACATTAAAAGTTCAAACTTTACAACAAGAAAAACAAACTAAACAACAAATTTATAAAGATGAAGAAAAGTTAATTCAACAAACAAAAGAAAATAATAGAGTAATAAAAGAATTAAGAAGTAAAGAAACATTTGATAAAGGTGATGAACAAAAAATACTTAACCTTAAAATTAAAGAAGAAGCTACAAGAAAAGATTTAGAACAAAGAAAAGAAGAAGCTAATATACAACCAAAACAAAAATCGGAGGGTTTCTTTGCACAAACCTTTGGTGCTGCTATAGATGCAGCAAAAAATACTTTTGGTGAATTAAAAGATATGGGAGGTTCATTATTAAAAGGTTTTAAAAACTTACCTGGCGCTATAGGTGGTTTTGCAAAAGGTTTAGGTAGAGCTGCTATGTCATTAGGTATTTTTATTTTAAAGGGACTTTTAATTGGTGTTGTAATAGGTGTTGTTATATATGCAATATATAAACTTTATCAAGCATTTAAGAAAGCTAAAGATTTTGTTTCAAATCTTTTTAGTTTTGGTAAAAAGAAAAATGACCCTAATGACCCTAATGTTAAAGACCCTTTATCTGATACATCAGGCGGTGCTAGTGATAGTATGGGTGAGGCCAGAGGTGATACTTATAATGATAATAGAAGTTCAACTGCTTCATCAACAGCAGGTAATATAAAAAATACAACATCAATTGAAAATGAAGCAACAGATGCTAATAAACAAACTGCTTTAGGCGAGGCATTTCAACAAAAGTTTCCTAATATAAAACCATTGCCTAGACAACCTATAAATGTAAATAAAATGAGTTCCGATATGGCTGCTGAAAAAGAATCTAAAGCAAATAATCTTGTAGTAGCACCACAAACAAGTAGTAATGTTACAAATAATAATACAACAACGTCTGTAACTATGTTACCTACAAATCCTGACCGTTCTTTTATTAATTTAAATACAGTGCCGATTTAAACAGTGGCCATTTCTGGCCACCGTCAAAGTTATGAGTAAAGAGAGAGATTACTCGTCATCCGCCAATTTACTAAAGTAAGATAACGTATCGTCATCATCACTAGCGGCTGGAGTAGTTTTACCATTACTTTTTACTGCACCATTTGTCTTAGCCGATGGGAGATCAGCAGATTCAATAGTAGCAGTATTTCTAGTTCCCGTAATAACCCTATTCAGTTTCTCTTTGAGTTCATCATAGGATTTAAAATTACTAGGGGCCAAGAAAGGTGTAAGAGCATATTGTTTTGACCATATTGCTTTGATTTTTTCATCATTATCAGCAATGGGGCAACAGGCTCAAATTCAGACTTATCATAGTTCCAGTAACCATCTACTTTTCTAATTTTTAGTTTAAAGTTTGCACCTTTCCAAAAATCAAATGGGTTAATGGCNGCTTCATCTTCAAATGCTGGTTGCATTGCTTCAGTAATCTTATCAAATATCTTTTTACCGAATTTGAATATGAATACTTTGCCTTCATTTTCTGGATGTTTAGGATCACTTACAACTAATATNTTAGAGAAGTAAGATAATTTTCTTTTTCTTTTTCTTGCTATCTCTTTATCAGATTCAACNCCTGTGTTCCATAATCGTGTATTATCTTCACTNACAGGATCTTTTTGATTTANNGTTGTTAATGAGTTNTCAATATACCAACCACCTTTATCTTGGAATGCGTGTGACCAAACTCGTACCCACGGCATTTCTTCTTTTTCGGTTGCTGGTAAAAAACGAAGTACGGCATAACCACTACCAGTTTTATCTAGTTCAGGTTTCCATATTCTGTCGTCTGCGTATTTGTCTTTTGATGTTTTATTAATATCCTCAGGATTGAGGTTAGCCTCTAGTGCTTTGGTAAGTTTATCAAAGTTAGAGTGACTAGTTTTTAATGTATTAAAGTCCATTGTATTCTCCGTATGTTTGTATTTGTGTTAGCTGTATAATCGCTATCAGTATTATTTATAACTCTTTTCTCGCCACTTTTTGTGTTGAGATGCCCATTCTTTAGCTGAAATACCTTTAGGGTATCTCAATCTATCTCGTAGTTTTTCAAGTCTATTAATTAAATAATTTAATATTCTAATATACATACCATTAATATATCATAGACCTAGTTCTTTGTCAAGCTGTGCAAAACTCATATATCTTATATTTGATATATGGTGCCATTCAGATATGGCTCTATTAGTTTTATCTCGTTCATCATTAAATTCATTTACTTTAATAAATTCTATATGTGGATTCCATTTAGCTAATGTTGCCCATTGATCTATCCAGTTAATGCATGGTGTTTCAGAATTTTCAGGAATTACGTAATGTTTTGTACCAGCATATAAATTGTTTACTAAATCGTTATTACTATATAAATCATGACCTATCAGATATATTTTGTTAGGTGTTTCTTTTTTACATGCAATATAACCAGAAGTAGGGCCTGCAGCCCAGCCGTGGTCAACGGCAGCGCCTTGTTCATTTTTCATAATTTCTTTTAGATCGTGTGTCTTGTCGTCATTTTTTACCCAACTAATACAGGCTGAATTATGTTTGACAAATTTTTTTTCTTTTCTATTTTCTTCTCTATATAATATATCTACTAATCCTTTTAAATTTGCACCGTGCATTACAAATTCTTTTTCGTCTGTTCTTATATTTTGTGTAAGCAAATCATATTTTTTTACATCATCTCTTTGTTCTGTTGAAATGCCTGAATAAACAATAGATTCAAATATATCAGCAGGTAATTTATTCCAATCTCTAAACCAAGTTTCATTCTTATTACAATAACCACTATGGTATATCTCGTGCATAATACCGTGGTCAACGGCCGTCAATACATCAGGTGTGAATGTTCTATAAAGAGCATTACATCCGTATATTTTACCGTGAGGTCTTAGTTTTTCTAAGTTGAAATCTTTTCTACTTGTGCCATTGCCTATACAAAAGACGTTAGACATTATCTGTATATGTAATAGATTATAACTAAAGCTAATGCAATTGCAATATTGACCAATAGTCTTATGCCAAATGCCTTAAATTCTTTTTTAATCCAACTTTCGTTTTCTTTAAAACCATCTACAGCTGACATATAAGGATTAAAACGATTGTCTGGTAATTTAGTTCTATCTACGTCTTTTAAAATTTCTGTCAATCTAANNTCATTCATATTTTTATTTCATTTTACAAAAATCTCTTTTAATATTAATTTACATTTTGTTTCATTATATTTAACAAACTGTTCATATTTATTTAACCTTTTGGCGTGGATTGGCCAAACCACTTGTTCAACAATCTGTTTGTTCCAAGACTTACTATAAGATAANATTTTATTGAAAACGATTGCAGTTTCGTAAGATATTTTTTTTGATAGAACCAATTGAAAAAACCTAGGATGCTGTCCGCCAAAGCTGCTAAAACCATCATCAAAAGAAAGATGCTTAACATTGAAATCATTAAAAATATGTACACAATCNCTTCTAAAATAGTATTCAAAAGATTCATTGCGTTTCTTCCAATCTGTAAAAATATCTTGACCATCATTTCTTATTAAACTTCCTACCCACTTGTTACTATCAACCAAAAAATTACTAACAAAAAAACCCAATATATCATCCTGATTATATCTGGTACTGAGCTTGTGAAAAAAATATCTATCATTTCTTTTAGTAAAAGTATCTAATTTACAATTAACTTTTCCTTCATATTTATGGTAGTCGTAACTATCTGTTGTGAAGTGTAGTTTGACTGCCAAGTAAGTTTTAAATACTTCAAATCCACCATACATATTATACCGGTAACTGGCCTGTCTTTGGAAGATAATTTAAATTCTGTGCTTCTATTGTAACTTTATCTTTTAATGCTTTTGTAAGCATAGGTGCTACTGTACCAGGATCTAATTCGTTTTCTTCACAATAACGTAATATAGCATCCATATAAGATATGCCTCTTCTCTCTTGCACTATCTTTTCTATCTCTAATGAAAATTCTTTTGAGTTCATTATTTGATTAAATGTTGTGCTAATACCATACAAGATATCCATGTCCATATAGTATTGAATCCAACTAACGTTGGTAATAATTTTTTATTGGATGCCCATATTAATGCTAAACTTGTGAATAAAGTTAAAAAATATAACCACCATAAACTTATTCCGAATATAAGACCAGGTATAATAATAATTGCTTTTGCACCCCAACTTAAAAATTCAACAGTATTATAATTTGTCCAGTATTTTTTTGTAAAGAACATACCATAACAAGATAATATTTTTTTAATACCTGTATTATAATAAACTATTGTTAATAAGATTGCGGCGCCTATGTTTGCTAAGAGTAATTGATTCAATGTCATAATATAATTATATCACAATTTAGATGGGTTGTCAATGGCCACCGAAGTGGCCACTGTCGGTATTATAGAAAGCTACTTAATAATGTAAGTACAGTTAAAACAAAAATTATAATTAATGATATGCCTACAAATATTTCATATATAGGTTGATATTCTTTATAACTTTTTTTTACTTTATTTAACCATTTGCTTTCGCATATGTTATACGGTATCATTTACTTTCCTTTCAAATTTGGAAAGAAAGCCTTTACTGTATTTTGATATGCTTCAGCATAAGGTTTTGCTAACTCTTGTGCTTTTTCTACGTTATCTTGTACGCTCTTTGTGTAGTCATTATTTGTTACAAACTCATTAAATTGTTTTGCAATATTAATTATATCTGTAGCCGCTAATGTAGGAGCTTTAAACTCTTGTACTACTTGGTCGCCGTCTTTTTTGATTTTGTATTCGTACTCTTGTACTTGTACTTGATAATTAAACTCNACTAATGATTTAGCTAAGCCTAATAGGTCTGAACGGATTTCGTATCCGTTTTTTGATGTTGTTGCCATTTNTTTCTCCTTTGTGTGTGTGTTATAGCATTTCTATTTATATCAGGAGGGCCTTATGCCCTCCAGATTTCTATTAACTATTTCTTAGCTGGTTCAGCAGGTTTTGCTGGANCAACTTGTTGCGTTANGGCTGGTTTTGCTGGTGTTACTTCAACTTTTTTAGGTTTAAGTACGTAATAGCCTATAACTAAAACAAATACTACGATTGTAGCAATTGCTATGTTTTTATAAGTAAACATTATTTACTCCTTATTTCGTTAATGTATATTCATTATACATCAAATAAAGGTACTTGTCAACCAGTTAAATTACTTTGGGACTTCTAGTGATGTGGCCTACAACGGTACCTTTGTGTTCACCCTCTTTTATGGTGTAACCTGACGTACCATTACCATTAATTTCGACTTCTTTTCTACTTCTCAATAGAATGTCGTTCTTTTCTTTTACTT